CGTGATCGAGATCGCGGGCGTGCTGATCCACCGAGGCAGCTGGATCGGCCAATCCTCCGGCCAGACCAGCTATGAAGGGATCGCAGCCCAGATCGACGCCGCAGCCAGCGATCCGGCCGTGCGGGGCATTGCGCTGGACATCGACAGCTTCGGCGGTGAGGTGGCTGGCGTCTTTGATCTGGCAGACCGCATTCGTGCCATCCGGAGCAGCAAGCCGGTCTGGGCTTTTGTCGCTGAACACGCTTTCTCGGCAGGCTATGCGTTGGCATCTCAGGCTGACAGGATCTTGCTGCCGCGCACCGGCGCGCTGGGCAGCATCGGCGTCGTTGTGATGCATGCTGATCTGAGCGGCCAGCTGGATCAGGACGGCATGCGCGTCACCCTAGTCCATTCCGGACAGCACAAGGTTGACGGCAATCCTTACGAGCCACTGCCCGAGGGAGTGCGCGCAAACATCCAGCGCGAGATCGACGTGCTGCGCTTTCTGTTCGCCGAAACTGTCGCGGCTGGCCGCGCTGGCAGGCTTAGCCAGGAGGCAGCACTGGCAACCGAGGCCGCAACCTATCGCGGAGCGGACGCTGTGGGCGCAGGCCTTGCTGACGAAGTCACCGATCTGGCGCGCGGCTTTGCCACCTTTCGGCAGATGCTGGTCAGCGCACCGATGCTCCCACCTCTGCGCACTCAGCGCGCATCCCTTCCTCAACCCAGACAGGAGGCACTCATGGCCACCAAGAACGAACCCGAAGACAGCCTGCAGGACACAGGGCCAGACGAGATGGACACTGCGAATAGCGAAACAGATGCCGCCGATGCTCCACCTGCTGCTCCGGCCCCACAGCCTACAACATCTCAACTGCCCGCGTCATCGGCGACAGCCGCCGTCCCAGTTGCAGCGCAATCCAGCAATCTAGCAGAATTGTCGGCGCAAATGCGCGAGGCGGCGGCGGAAATCGCCGATATTGCGGCGCAAGCGGGGCGCCTTGGCATCGCAATCGATGCAGCAAAAGCGCTGCGCGATGGCACCGCACCTGAAGCCTTGCGTCGGCTAGTTCTGGAACGCGCCAGCGCGGCAGCTGACGCCCGGGACATCGTCGCAGCACCACCTTCGCCGATTATCCCAAAAAACGCAGAGAGCCCGATCGTGGCTGCCGCAAAGAAAGCTGCATCAGCCGGCAGTCGACACTGAAGCGCTTACCCCCCCCGGATACCTGACCGCCCACCTGATCCCCCGTCGTTCCTCCCCGGCGGGGGATTTCTTTTTGTCCCCCATATCTTTGGAGATACCCCATGTCCGTGCTGACCCAACCGCCCTCCATGGGCGATGTCCTCAAATACGAGCTCAACCCAAACTTCACCCGCGAAACGATCACCCTGCTGGCGAGCAGCGCCTATCCCGTTGGCGCCGTGCTCGGCCGGATTACCGCCAGTGGCAAATACAAGCTTGCGACCTCGGGTGGCACAGATGGGGCGCAAACCGCAGCTGCTGTTCTACTCTACGCAGCTGATGCCACGTCCGCCGATGCGGCGGGATTGGTTATCGTGCGCGGCCCCGCCATCGTCGCAAAAGCGGCGCTTGTGTTTGACGCCACCATAGATGACGCGGCCAAGACCGCCACCAAGCACAGCCAGTTGGCAGCGCTGGGCATCCTTGCGCGCGACACCGCCTGATCTGGCCGCACGACATTCCCCCTTCCCATTCAATCCCCCGGAGTTCCCCATGACAATTACCCGCAACCCGTTTGACGCGGGCGGCTATTCGCTCGCCGAGATGACGCAGGCCATCAACATCCTGCCCAATCTTTACACCCGCCTTGGCCAGATTGGCCTGTTCCGCTTTCAAGGCGTCACCCAACGCTCCATCGTGATCGAACAGCGCGAGGGCGTTCTCAGCCTTCTGCCCTCCGTGCCGCTGGGCGCGCCCGCCACTGTTGGGAACCGCGAACAGCGCTCGATGCGGTCCTTTGCGCTACCCTGGATCCCACATGACGACGTCATTCTGCCCGCCGATATTCAGGGCATGCCCGCGCTGGGTTTGTCGGACGCGGCCGATCCGCTGGTCGAGGTGATGAACCGAAAGCTGACGCTTATGCGCCGCAAGCATGCCCAGACTCGCGAATATATGGAGATGAATGCGCTGCGTGGCATCGTGAAGGACGGTGCCGGCACCACGCTTTACGACTATTTCAGCGAGTTCGGGCTGGAAAAAATCTCGGTCGACTTCGTCTTTGGCACCGCTGGCACCAATGTGCAGGGCAAAGTCCGCAGCGTTCTGCGCGCCATGGAAGACAACCTGCTGGGCGAGACCATGACCACCGCGCATGCGCTGGTCAGCTCAGAATTCTTTGACAAGCTGATCAGCCATCCCAAGACCGAAGAGGCCTATAAGTTCTTCTCGGCCACTGGCGGCCAGCCGCTGCGCGAAGACATGCGCCGCGCCTTCCCCTTCGCGGGCATGCTGTTCGAGGAATATAACGGCTCCGTCACCCTCTCGAACGGAACGTCAGAACGTCTGATCCCCGCAGGTGAAGGCATCGCCTTCCCCATCGGCACCTTCGATACCTTCACCACCTATGGCGGCCCTGCCAACCTGCTGGAGACGGCCAACACCATCGGTCTTCCGCTCTATGCGCGCCAGATGATCGACGCCAAAGGCCGCTGGATTGACCTGATGACTGAAAGCTCGATCCTGCCCGTCAACAAGCGGCCGCGCATGGCGATCCGTTTGCACTCTGGCAACTGAGGATGAGCTGTCATGACAGCGTTCTCCACAGCGCTAGACGTGCTGTTCAGCGACCCGAACCTCTCCACCCCAGCGCTTTATCAACAGATGGGCGTCGGGCCGGAGGTGGCGCTCCGCGTGATGCGCCGCAGCCCGGACCGCATGCTCGAGTTTGGCGCGGCGCGGCTGGTCAGTGACAGCGTGGTTCTGGATGTCCGCATCAGCGATTGTCCGGAGCTGGCAGCAGCGGATCGCTTTGAGATCGGGGCAGAGATCTTTGTGGTGCAAGGCACGCCGCAGCGCGATCGTGAGCGGCTTGTTTGGACGGCAGAGCTGCTGCCCTACTGGCCGGACCCGCATGCAGATCACACCGGCTGATTGAGAGGGCACGCGATGATACGTCTGGAAGTCCTCGGTGATATCGGGGCCATGATGGCTGCTGAGATCGCCGCTGGTGAAAAGGCTGTGACCAAGGCTGTCGGTGATGCTGGTAATGGTCTCAAGACAGCCTGGCGCGGGCAGATCACCAGTGCGGGGTTGGGACAACGGCTGGCGCGGACCATCCGCTCGGCGCAATACCCCAAAGGAAAGCCCAGTCTGAATGCAGCGGCGCTTGTCTGGTCGCAAGCGCCGGTGGTTGTCGGCGCCCATGATACGGGGCCGCTCATTTGCTCTCAGAACGGCTTTTGGTTGGCAATCCCCACACCTGCCGCGGGCAAATCTGCTCGCGGTGGGCGCATCACGCCGGGAGAATGGGAACGTCGGCGCGGGTTGCGGCTGCGGTTTATCTATCGCCGCAGCGGACCGAGCTTACTGGTGGCCGAAGGCCGCTTGAACACACGCGGGGTCGGCGTGGCCTCGCGGTCCAAGACCGGGCGCCGGCTGACGACCGTGCCGATCTTCCTGCTGGTCCCGCAAGTGAAGCTGCGCAAGCGGCTGGATCTGGAGCGTGATGCCAAGGCCGCGCAAGAGAAGATACCCAAGGCGATCGTGACAAATTGGGTCAAAGGGAAGACCGGATGACGCCGCGCGAAACGATCCTCACCGCTCTGGCGGACCTGCTGCGCACGGTGCCGCATGTGCCAGTACTGCGCGGCGAGGTACTGCCGGAGCGGATCCCGCCTAGCGGTTTGATGATCCTGCGCGATGGCAACCCGGGCGAGCCCGGCGTAACGCTTTCGCCGTTGATGTATCATTACCAGCACCGCGCCGAGCTCGAGGTGATCGTGCAAACCGGCGAAGAGCGTGATGCGCGGTTTGACCGGCTGATCGGGCGCATTGGTGCGGCTGTTGCGGCAGACCGAAGTTTGCGCGGCCTGTGCGACTGGGTCGAGGCGGAAGCGCCCGAGCCGGTCGATCTGCCCGTTGAGGGAAGTGCCGCGATCAAGGCCGCGATCATTCCGATCATCTTGCATTACGCGACCAGCGACGCGCTGGCCTGATCATACCCAATAGCTGACATTCAAGGAGAGACACGATGGCACGAGCCCAAGGGGCGCGCGCGCAGATGGCGCTGGCGTTCGAGACAACCTATGGCACGCCGCCTGCGAGCGGCTTCACCCGCATTCCGTTTGCCAGCACGTCGCTGGGGGCCGAGCAGCCTTTGCTGGGCTCAGAGCTGTTGGGCTATGGCCGCGATCCGCTGGCGCCGATCAAGGACGCTGTGACAGCGGACGGCGATGTAGTGATCCCCATCGATGCCGCCTCGATCGGGTTCTGGCTGAAGGCCGCTTTTGGTGCACCCACGACAGCCGGCACCACAACCAAGACCCATACGTTCCAGTCGGGCAATTGGAACCTGCCGTCTTTCGCCATCGAGACCGGTATGCCCGAGCTGCCGCGCTATGCGATGTATGCCGGCTGCAAGCTCGACAGTCTGAGCTGGCAGATGGGCCGCGCCGGACTTTTGACCGCAACCGCCAGCGTCGTTGCCCAGGGCGAAACAATAGCGACCACATCTGCCGCGGGCGCTCTGGCCGATCTAACGCTGACGCGCTTTGGTCATTTCAACGGCTCGATCAAACGCAACAGCCAGCCCATTGGCAATGTGGTGACGGCGGATATCAACTATGCCAACAACCTCGATCGCATTGAGACCATCCGCTCTGACGGCAAGATCGACGGGGCAGACCCTTCGGTGGCAGCCCTCACAGGCAACATCGTCGTACGCTTTGCTGATCAGACGC